TTAGGAGTGATGCCAAAGATAGTAGCACCAGTATCCAAACTAGCGTTGTTCGCTCCAGCAGCCGTAGCTGTTCCTGAAAAACCGTTTGTATCAACAACATTGTTGATTCCAGAAGTTGCAACAGTTTGTAGCTCAAATTGCTTCTGCGTTACAGTTCCAGTAGTAGCATTTGTTGTAATTTGTTGAAAACCGTTTTGTGAACGGACGGGACCGTTAAAGGTAGTAGTCGCCATTTCATATCTCCTTACGAAAGATCGGCCCTAGAGTCTTCGTAAGCGTCTGCTGGGACAGTCGCTAGGGCTATAATTCCCAGAAATAAGTTGGGGGAGAGTCTCCTCTCCCCCTTAGTCTTACGCGCCTTTAGATCCATACACGCAACGAGGATCAGAGTAACCGTAGCTATAACGCTCACGGGCTTTGAACCGTACATTACCTGTATCAAAGTCGCCCTCCATCTTTGTAGACATTGGCATACGCTCAAAGTGAACGAAGCCACGAGGAGCATCCGTCTTAATGAAGAATGCGTCAGTGTCTGTAAGATAGTGGTTAACGGTGTATCCCTGCGGAAGCATACCCATGTTACGCATTGCGTTAACATCGTTATCCGCAGAACCTGGACGAAGAGTGGACTCAAGAAGACGATCCGCCACAAACTGAAGTGCGGGAGGAACAATCAACTTCTGACCACGAACCGAAACTTTAAGTCCACGCTCATCGACAAAAGCTGCAATGTCAATAAGAGCATTCTCAAGGCTGGTCTCGTTCAAATCAGCATCTGTGCTGGGTTCGTTACTAAGAGTACCGTTATTCACAAGAGGATGGTCAGTAGCACAAAGCTCCTTACCATCACCACCTGCAAAAGTGCTATCAAAAGCATTGTTCAACGTAGCCGCGCCTTTCACCTGCTTGGTGTTAGCCATACTACGAGCCAAAGCTTTTGTGTAACGAGAAGCAAGACGATCATAAAGATTATCTTCAATTGCTTCTTCCGTAATGGAGAAAGCAAGTGCGATAGTCTCATGGGTGTATCTTGCAGTGTACGCTTCTTGTGCATCGTCAAAAGATACAGCGGAACCTTCACCCTTAACAGGTGCAGATCCAAAACCAGAAAGCATCACTTCTTCTTCGAAGGCTCTTTCTGAGGATTCTGTATCATAAATCTCAGATGACTCATCGTCATATCTAGCATACTCAAGGCCGAAAAGGGCATTGAGGCCAGGTTCTAGCTCTTTTGCTAGTTGGGCTCTACTGATAGCCATTTTTCATTCCTCCTATACGCCAGTGGTTGAAGGTGTACCAGCAGCAATGGACCCAACGGGTGCATTGAACGGGTTGTTCAACCTGACAATTGCGCCAACTCCGGCAGCGGTGAAGTCTTCATTTTCAGGATCTTCCATCCAACCTAGAACACGTAGTGTTAAAGAATTGGTAGTGGCAAGAGTACTGATAGCCAAACGACCTAGTGAAACACCAGTAGCATCCGTACCTGTTATACCTGTTGAGAGACTTGCGTTTAAGAAGACACTTGCACGAGCATTTGCCTTACTTGTCCACGAAGCATCCGTGGCAATTACATAGAGTTGCATTGGATCATCTATGATAAACGCCTTTACTGGATGGTTACTATCTGCACCTGATCCAGGCCAGTAGTTACTCCATGTTGTTTTTCCAGTGACACTAGAAACATACTCACATCCTTGAAATACGCCTAAGTGACTGACAGTTCCACCCGCTGCATTAGCAGTGTGATCAATGTATCCTGAAGCTAGTGGGATAACAGGTTGACCATGGTAGATTTTGTCAGAGTTATCGTAAGCGATTTCGTATGGAGTATATCCCGTAAGGCCAGTGGAATTTGTGCCTCCGCCCAATTTACTTATGGGGCGTAGGCCAAAGCTTCCATTAATATTAGCCATTTATTTTCTCCTAGTCCTCATTTTGAGGACCTCCAAAAGTTACACGAGACTGCCTATCAGGGTTATTGATAGGCATTGCCGGATGCTGTTCACGAGCTAAATCGTTATCAACAGCGGCCATTTGATTGAGAGTCATGTTGCGAAAGTGAGCATCACGTTCCTCAACAATCTCCAGAGGAATTCTTGCAAGCAATAATCCACCTACGCCTATAACACCAGCATGTTTACCATCTTCGACAGTAGGGGCCTCAAAGTCAGGATATTCATCACCACGTACCAGTTCCCATCCCTCTCGAGATCGTGCTGCTACGTTTTTACGGTCATCAAAACCCATTACTTCAGACCTGATCCATCGATGTTTGTAACCATCTGGAGCGGGTGGTGCGTCCAACATGGACGGGGGCTTCCAAGGTCCTTTGCGTACTTGCCTTGTACGGGTTTGGTTGGCTCTCGGCGTTCTTGTAGACTTTTGGCGAGTTGTGTTCTCAGTATCCATGATTAATCCCTCACATATTTGGCGTATTCTTCAAGCGGTACATTTAACCTCTTTGCAATAGCAACTTGAGAAGGCGTTAATCGCACAGTTTTTCGTCCACTTCTATTGCGGGATGCGGAAGCTTCGGCTGACGCAACCTTTCGGCTTCCCCCGGTGCTTTTAGACTTAGCATCGAACTTATGTGGAAATTCGATCTTTAGTCTGCTGTCAAGTTCAGCATAGTAGTCATCAGACTGAGGGTCAAACCCCTCTTCTTCCACAAGTCTTCTATGAATACCAAAAGCACCATATGTCATAACTTCGTCTTGTCCAAACCAGTTATTGCTCTTTGCCCACGCTTCTGCCTTTGGATCTGGTTGTGCGGGAGGAGCGGGAGGAACAGCAGCAGCGGGAGCAGGTTGAACTACTTCAGCTTCTTCAGGCTTCTCGGCTTTAATAGACCTTAAAGTTCCTTTTTCAACACTAAGATTAGCCAAAGCTTCTTGAGCTTCAACAATTTTATCGACATCCCCTACTTCATGAGCTTGCCTTAAAACATCTTTTGCTGAAGTAATTTGGTTTGTAACTCTGGACTCAAATTGTTCTTGATAGCCCTTATCCAGAGAATCTATACGCTTTTTAAGGTTTTCGTTTTCCTTGCGTACATTCTCAGCATACTCAACGGCTGATTGTTTCTGTCGTTCTTCTTCACGAAAACGCTTGGTTAGATTATTTATTCTGCCTTTTACGCCAGAACTATATTCGTCAAGCTCGTCTTCAGAAGCTCCTTCGGCAGATACCTCAGTAACTTCAGTATCACCTTTCTCTGAGTCGTCCGAAAGGTTCACATCTACTGATTCTTCCTCAGTATCTCCAATATCAATTTTAGTTTCTTCAGGCATGGTCTATCTCCATGATTAAATTCTTCTTTCTATATATGCTTAATGTCATCGGGTTCGAGGATTGTAGCAATTACCTCATCATCATTAATGATGCGTACTTCACCACCCTCAATTTTAAATCGGGATCCGGCATAACGGCCAATACAAACCCAATCACCTTCAGAACACCAAGGTTGCCCGTCTGGGCCGAATTTACTGTCATCTTGATATGCAAGAGGTCCAATCTTCAATACATACGCAACTACAGTAGCGAGTGCTTCCCTGTCACGAATAGCGTCAGGAATGTGTACTCCACCCTCCGTGGTAGCTTTACCCATGTAGGGCATAACAAGAAGTCTCCAGCCAGTAGGCTGGGGCAATCTTTCTTTAAGATTTTTAGAAACTAAAGACGGATCTAGGACTTTTTCATTCTTGTTTACGTAAGGTGTGTTTAGTACTTTCTCTTTCTTCTTTTTTTGCGAATCCAGAACATGATCTGGAACGAGTAATGTTTTAGTCATTCTTCCTCCGTGGATTGCAGGAGATCTGTGATCTCCCGTTCTGCGAACTCTAATCCTCTTAATTCTCCGACCAATTGCCTGTAAGACTCCATGTCTTTAGGATTGCCGTGAAGGATAGCGTCCTGGGTTAATTCTATGCGACCTCTTATAGCCTTTAATAAAGAATAAGCAAAGGTCGTTGGGTCAGCCATTAAAAAGACCCCTTAAAGTTCTTACCAGCAATAGCTCCGCCCTTGGAATACTTAATAGGGCTACGAGCTTCCTCAGTCATGCCACCTCGCATGTAGCCGAGTTCGTCCGTCATCATGCCGCCCATGTTTTTCTTTTTAGCTTTAGCCGCCCTAGCTTTAAACTTTGCCATTTCATCGTCTAATTCACTAGAGACTTTTTTCTCTTGCTCTAATTGTTCGGCAGTAAGTGCTGGACCCATTCGCAACTCAACAGAACTTTCCGTTTTATGTGCACCACCATGCTTATAACTCATGCCAAGAGACTTTCTAGCCCTATCTTTTTGTTTTGACGTGGCTAGTTTAAGTATCTTTTTAGATTCCTTGCGGTCATTGTTGTCCGTTTCGTCTCCTGTGGGTTTTGACGTTGAAATTCCTAAAGCCTCAATGACGGCAGCATCAGAAATTGTTTCTTTAGACTCAGACATCAGAAGGTTCCTTCTCCACCGTTGTCATTGTAAGTAAAACCCTTGACTTGAGCAGGAGGGGTTCCCTGAACACGAGCCATACCGCCATCAGCCATATAACCCATTTTATTTCTAACTTCAGTCGGTAATTTTGATAGTCCTGGATTCTTACCTTCGTCTACATCTTTTAAACCCATACCACCCTTTACCATATTCATTTCCATATCATTCATCGTGTTTGCTTTTTTCATAAGATTCCTCGCTTTCCTCTTAGGAATATCCATTTGTTCAGACATCTGATTTGTCATTCTGCTTTTAGCCATTAGAAAATCCTCGCTTCTTTAATAACACCACCATGACCACGTTTAACAGCTTTAACTCTTCTGGGCTTGCCAGCAGGTTGCCCTAAACGCTTTTTCTGAGAAATCCTAGACCTCTTCTCAGACGAGGTTAATTCTTTTGACGTTTTAGGGGTCTTCTTAGACACACGCTTGCTAGGTCTACAATAAGGTGTGCCTCTTTTCTCACCCTTCTTCCTACCACAAGCCTTGCCAGTTCTTACGTCAACCCACTTCTCTTTAAACCAGCGTTTAAGATCAGATCCCTTTTTTGTCTTACGAACAGCCATTAGAACATCTTAGCCTTACGACCTTGATATCCACGCATAACTGCTCCACCTATAGCACGTTTTGTCTTGCTCGGACTGTTACCCCAGTTCTTTGCACCAACTTTACGACACTTCGCAATCGCTCCAGACGCATACGCAGACGGGAACACCTTGTATCGGGATTTTACTTTACTATAGCAAGCGTCTTTTTTTGACATGTTTAAATCCTTAACACTTCCACCTTCTACGAGCTTGCCTAATACGGCTATTAGGATCATTTCTCGTTTTAGCAGAACTCTTCTTCAACTGACCCAAGGATCTAGCGCAATAGCTCTTTCTACGTTTAGCTGCAGCACTTCCCTTTTTAACTTTGCCAGTAACGGCTGTTTTTAGTTTAGACCCTGGATTAGCTTTTCGATAGGCTTTAACACCCTTCTCCGTCATACCTGCACCACTTTTGGTAGAGCGGTAGTTTGCACCCTTACCTCTGGTTGTACGTTTGATCGGTTTAGCAGGTTTTCTAGCCATAAAGCATTACTTTTTATCACTATATAAGTTATCAAATGTTACCGATGGATCCATATAACTTCCATCTGATTCGGCACTATGTGTCCACTGGCTTGGTTTAAAGTCTGGAGCTCCTTTACCTGTCTCCCACAAAGCCGGACTCGTTGTTCTAACACGATTATTGGGCAACGCCACTATATTTCCTGTCCATGCTCCAGCATCTGTAAGCTCAATAACATGACTTTGTTTATGTTGAGCTGGATCGTCTGCAATTCTAGAATTCGTATAATCGACCGTAAACATATACTTTCCTGTATAAAACTCTCCATCGATCTTACAGAGCCATGGGCTTGAGCTTGTTCTGTCATATTCTGTCACAGAATGATCTCTAGAGCTACAATCCCAAGGCTGTACAAGATGAGTCATCATTCTATCCGGCCAATCTTCTAAAGGCGTATCCGCAACAAGAGCTGTAATAGGCATCCTTGCCCACATAGCTCCTCCATGAATATTTTCGTCATCCGTATCATCACTTTCACAACCCGTAAAAATAACCTGAAAACTCAAACAACGATCTGGAATTGTAGTAACTGCAATCGCCATAGCGTGAAGATAATCTCCTCGATACCGCTCATGATTATTAGTAAATTCTCTACGCACCCAGCAATGAAAATGCGGGATGTTGCTTTGTAAATATGACATTAAAAGTGCCTTACACCACCTTTAGCAAAACCTTTTTTGTTTACACCACCTTTAGCAAAACCCTTCTTCTTCACACCACCTTTGGCATACCCCTTCTTCATCACACCGCCACCCATCATCTTCTTTGCGCCTTTTTTCTTCACAGCCATAATATAAACTCCTTAATTTTACTCAGTTACAGTTTGTTGATATTTAGTAATAACGTCTTGTTCGTAATCATCAAAGTCACTAATCACCGTACCATTGAACCTTCGAGGCATGGACACGTCATCTAAAGTCTTTGTTTTAGCCTTATTAAGATAACTACTGTACTCTTTGGAAAACAACCAAGTTGTGTGATGTATTTTAAACACTTTTCTTTTCCTCCCAGTTTATTTTTTTAAAGTTTTTCCCTGATGAAACAAGACAGGATATTTCATTTCCTACACCCGTATGTACAACTGTAAAAGTCTTTCTAGGGCTAACAAAGACGGTAAGTACGATACTGTTTCCGAATAGTCCTGTGTAAAGGGGTTCTTCGTTAAACTTTCTTTTTAAAAACAAAATTACATCTGTAGCCGGAGCACATCTTAATTGTAAAGGTTGTGCAACAACTTTAACTGGCTCTACGGGTGTTGTTTGACAACCTGAAAGAGTAAGAATAATTAATAGGAAAGGTGCAGCCAGCGTTAGCACGATAGTAGCAATTACTGACGATGCCTTTCTCTTCTTAGTCCCCAACATTTTACCCATAAATAATTATCCAAACGTGCCGCCCAAGATGATAATTTCCTAGCTATTTTTGTATCCCAGAACATTATTTACTCTTCTTCTT